TCTAAAACAAGTGGAGATGCTAAAGAAATGTTTGACATTGCCTTTGATATTTTTAAGAGACTCCCTCCTTTTTTTCAACCAAATTGGGATAAACAAACATCTTCTCGAATTATAATGAAGAAATCTGGAAAAGCCAGTGATTCCGATATGGCAGAAGGGATTGATACATACATAAGACATTACTCTACTGCTTTAAACTCTATGGATGGTGGTAAAAAAGTTTTTAGAAGCGCAGTGGATGAATGTGGAAAATTTCCAAAGGATGTTCCATTTAACAAATATTGGAAGATTATTAAAACATCTCACAGGCAGGGTTCTCGTATTGTGGGGAAGGCAATGTTAGGATCTACGGTAAATTCAAAGAAAAAAGGGGGAGCTGAATTTGAAGATATTTATACACAATCAAACCAATTTGAAAGAAATGCAAATCAACAAACAGCTAGTGGATTGTATAAATTATTTATTCCCGCTTATTTGGGTTTTGAAGGAAAGTATGATGTCTATGGTTTTAGTATCGTAGATACCCCAGAGGTAAAAACATTAACGGATGAGGGTACTTATACAAAAGTTGGTGCAAAAGAATATCTTTTGAATGAAGCGAAAGCACTAGAGCGAAACCCAGAAGATTTAAACGAACAATACAGGCAGTTTCCTTTTACTGAAAAAGATGCTTTTAGAGATGAGAGTGGTGATTGCGAATTTAATATCATAAAACTATCTGAACAAGTAGATCATAATAAAGAAGAACTTGATGAAATATATAACGGAGAAAAGATATTAGGAAACAACGATATAGAGCGTGGAAACTTTATGTGGAAAGGCGGTGTAAGAGATACAGAAGTTGTTTGGAATCCAAATCCAGAGGGTAGATTTTGGGTAAAAAGAGAATGCCACCCCCCTATTGAATATAGAAACAAAAAAGAAAAGAAGTTTTACAACGGTATTTTAGCTTGGTCACCAATTGGGGCGCACTTAGGAGCGTTTGGAGTAGACCCTTATAATAGGGATAAATCTGCTGATGGTAGAGGGTCTAAGGGTGCCATCCATTTAAGTACAACAACAAATACCTCTTCACTTCCTAATGAAACTTTCATTTTGGAATATATAGATCGGGCAAAAAAAGTAACCATATTTTTTGAAGAAGTATTAATGGCAATGGTATATTACTCTATACCAATGCTTTCAGAATTATCAAACGAGGCTTTTTTACAATTTGTATTGGATAGAGGTTATCGACATTATTCTTTAAACAATCCGTTTAAAGCATATCACGAATTAAATCCCACAGAAAAAAAATTAGGAGGCGCACCTCCGCAAAACACAAAGATAGCGGATCAACAATTTTATGCAATTGAAAGTTTTATCGAGGATTATATTGGTGTGGCTCACGACAATAGGAATCGCCAAAAAGGAGAAATGGGCAACATGCCATTCTCTCGAACTTTAGAGCAATGGAAAGAAGTTGATTTAAAAGATAGAACGAAATATGATGCCTATATATCTAGTAGTTTATCTAGGCTAGGTTGCCAACGAAGAATAAAAAAAGAAGCACCAAAAAACCAAAAAAGAAGAAATCCTTTTCAAAAATACGACAACGAAGGACAAATATCTAAAGCATTATGAAAAATCAAACAGCATACCCAGATCCATTAGCAAAATGGAGTGATAAAATTAAAGATAGTTACGGCTTGTCTTTTGCCAAGGCAATTGGGGGTGACTGGTTTAATGGAGATGTTATTACAGGAAATTGCAATTTTAATATAAGAAAAGATCGCATTCGTGAAAACAGATTTTATGTTCGCGGAGAAAACGATACTAAAAAATTTAAAGACCTATTTCAAAAAGAACCTGGTTCTTTAGATATGGTAAACTTAGATTGGAGAATTGTAAACGTAGTTAAGAAATTCTGTAGAGTTGTCAGTAATAATATTGGAGAAAACAGGTACCGTATAAATATACAGTCTAATGACAGGCTTACGTTAAGAATTAAAAGAGAGACTAGAGACAAGCATTTACAAAACATGCGCTCTATGCCTCTGTTTCAAAAGGTTAAAGAGCAGTTAGGGATAGATATGAAACCGAAGGGGTTTATACCAAAAGACGAGGAGGAATTGAATATTTACGAGCAAATGAAAGAGAAGCCAAAGGTGGAAATTGCTGAAGAAATGATTATTGATTTTATTAAAAAAACAAATAATTGGCCCAATATTGAAAAAGAGAAAAATAAAGATTTAGTAGATAATGGAATTGCGGCCGTACGTATTTATACAGACCCAAAAGAGGGTGTGAAAATACAATTTATGGACATAGAATATTTGATTTATGATAGGGTAAATATGAATGATTTTAGCGATTCTAAATATTATGGTTATGTAGATACAGTTACAATTGGAGATATTGCTAGAGAAAGTAATCTTGGAGAAGAACAACTTCGTGAAGTAGCAAAATCTTATTCTAAAAAATATGACTCTATTATAGATTATAAAAACTGCACCATAAAAGATTTATTTGGCTTTAGTGTGGATGTTTTACGATATACTTTTTTAACCACTAAGAAAAGCGTTTATAAAAAATACAAGAGAAAAGGGAAAACCTTAAAAATGACCAAAAGAGATGAGGATTTTAAAATCCCTAAACGTGATAATGCAGAAAGAGTTGAGGAACATAGAGATACCTGGATGGAGGGAAGTTATATTGTTGGAACGAATATCGGTTATGATTATAAAGAATGTGAAAATATTATAAGGGATGAGCTAAATAAAGCAATTTCACCTTTTGTTGTGAGAGCAACAGATATTTACGAAAACAGATTGCACTCTTTTTTAGATGATATTAAACCTCTAGCAGATGAACTTCAAAATATTCATAACAAAATCCAACATTTACGTTCGGAATTAAAACCTGATTTAATTGTAATTGACGAGGATGTGTTGGCTGAAGTAAATACAAATGGAGATAAGATTGGTTTTCATAAAGAAACACTAAACATATTGAATGTAAAGGGTATTATTATTCAGAAACGTATTGATATGGGTGAGGCTGGAATAAAAGAAGGAAATCCTGCAAAACAAATTGCTACACAGCAAGGTGGAGCGATGGTCCATTTATTAAATTTATATGCACACTATTACAATCAAATTAGAGATGTAACAGGTATAAATCCTGCTGCAGATGGTTCGTTACCCGCAGATGCGTTATTGGGTGTTAGTAGAATGGCACAACTTAGAGCCAATACAGCAACCGCGCATATTGTCGATGCTGCTATTGATTTTAATAAGCGTGTATCTGAAGTGATTTCAAACAGAGTTCATACAATATTTAGAAACCGAAATGCCAAGCATGTAAAAGCAATTTACGAACGTGCTGTAGGGAAAAAAAATATTGATGCTCTTGAAGTTTTAAAAGACAGACACTTGCATGATTTTGGGTTCACAATAGAAATAATCCCAACCAACGAAGAGATGCAGGATTTTAAAGAAGACCTTGGCTTGTATTTACAACAAGGTTTAATTTCTCCTGAAATAAAAAGCGAAGCAACTCAAATTGCTAAAACTAGCTTAAAACTTGCAAGTCAATATTTATCTTATATGTCTAAAAAAAGACAAGAAAAATTGCAGCAAGAACAGTTGCAAGTCATGCAGCAAAAATCACAAGGTGATATTCAGTCGGCTCAACAAGCAAGTGAGGGTAGAATTCAAGAAGAAAGTATCAAAACCAAAATGAAGCTAGAATATGAAACTGCAATGAGTGGTATTCGGATGGCAGAAAGGGAGGCATTAATCTTATTAGAAGGCCCAAGAGAAGATAAAAAATTTGAACAGAATGTTTATTTAGAGAGAATTAAAGGATTTGCTAAAATTAGTGAAGCTGAATATAAAGAAAATGCTAAAGATGAAAGGTTAAAAAAAGCATCTTCACATCAAAGTAAACTCATAGATCAGAGGAAAAAAGATAAAGACCCAATTGATTTTGAAAACGAGTTTAATTTTATAGATGAAATAACCTAAAAAACTTAATTTGAAAGTACGCAAAAGGTTAAAAATAAAAGAAGCTAATTTAATAGGAATTGAGCCTAAGCCAAATGAAAAAGGAGGGTTGACTCCGAGATATTACATTGAAGAAGAGGATTGGGAACTGATACTCCAAAAAAGAATAAGGCCAAACAAAAGAAAGTTTGTAGAAACTCAAAAGAAATTTGATAAAGCTGGGAGTGTTCTTTCGAGTATACAGAAACTACAATCTAAGCCAATAGATGTTCCAGAAAACTTTGAAGTTATAAAAATTTCAACGTCAAAAACTACCGGACAGCAGTGGATTCAATACGCACCTATCAAAGAAGATAAATTTGAAAATGAGTATGACTTAAAAGCTATTCGATTAATTCTTAAT